CACTGAAACTTTTTTAGCAAAGTGAGCTGGTATCTCATTAACCGCCCAGTTGTGGTGTAGTCCGTTTGGGGCAACAACTACAGCATCGACGATATCTCCTGTGTTTTGAACGATGTCCAAAACAATCTTGGTCTTACCTGTGCCCATTTCACAGAACAAAGCACCATACGATTTGTCAAGAAAACGGTTAACGGCGTCTTCTTGGTGTTTAAAAGGTTTTGTTTTGTAGATCATATCTTTTTGAGTATGTAGTTCCTAAACTTTTGGGAGTCAAAAGCTGGGTTTGCTTCTTTTAGCTTTGCAATAGCAGGAGCCATAAGGGACTCAGCGGAGGTTGATGTGGTGTTAATCTGAGCAATGATTATCTCAGCAATTAGGATGAAGTCTTTTCTAGTCATGTTATATTGTTGGCATTTGGTAGAATCTGTTGGTTACTGGGGTGTGGATGTACAGGTTTTGTTTGGCACGTGTAGCCGCAACATAAAACACACGGTGTTCGTTGTCTGCGTCTTTTAGCATACCTTTGTAAGTTGTTTCGGTGATGTCAGGCAACACAACCACATTGTCAGCCTCTCGACCTTTAGTAGCGTGAATTGTGTTAATTTGCACATCGCCACTTCGTTCTAACGTACCCTCCGCTTCTGCTTTTAGTAGAACTTCTTTAGTAAACTCTGGAATCTTAAAGATCAAGTTCCACTTAACTGTGGTTCTAAGGCCGAAGTTATCAACAAGTTGATCTTTGTCGAACATTTCGTTGTCAGGCATTGCATCGAGCAGGTTTTTACTGCCTCGGGCAACCACTCGCCCCGAAGGTAAGAACTCCCTGTACAACACTTTAAGGTCAGCCGCCTTAAATTTGTAACCTCGTCGGAGTTGTTCCCACATGAGAATGTAGTCAATCTGTTTTTGATTGAAGAGCGAGTGGCTGCTTGCTGACACAAACAGTTGTTGTTTTTTCATTAAAGCATGTTCAAAGATTTCCATGTGAGCCTTGTTGCGGCATAACAGGAACCAAGTTCCTTGGCTCATGTCTAGGTCAGTTAAGCTGTGGATGTGCTCAACCTTTCCGCAATCTTTGTTGCTTTTTACGGTGTAGTCTTGTTTTACCGATATCTGATCTGCAATTTTTTCTGCGTAACTTAGAACGGGCTGCGGCAATCGGTATGATGTTTCAAGGACTATTCGTTTACCTTGTCGATTGATAAGAGAGTCTGGATCACCACCAGCAAACTTGAAAATACTTTGTTTGTCGTCACCAGCAATAAACACTTTTTCAGCATTTTGGCTGATGCTGTTTATGACATCCCATTGCAGAGGAGATAAGTCTTGAGCTTCGTCTACAAACACATAGTCAAACTCAGGAGTAAACTCTTGTTTAAGGTAAACTTTTAGTTGATCGGTAAAGTCGTATTTGTTCTTCTTTTGTTTGTACTCTTTGTAAAAAGCGCTGAAGTCTGAAAGCTGTTCTGGTGTAACACGAGCACCGATCTGTGAGTTAATAACTTCCTCGGCGGTTGTCTTTAAGTTACGAACTAAGCTGTCGTAGTAAAGTATTCTGTCTCCTGCGTTGCTGTTGTAAACAAGGCCGTCTTTTGAAGAGTAAGCTGCGCCACCTGAGATTGGATAACCTGTTAACTCTCCAAGTTGTTTGTAATCTTGAGCAGTCAGCATCTGTCTACGAGGAATTCTGCGATAACAGAAAGCGTGTAGTGTACTAAACGCCTTAAAGTCTGCTTGAGTGTATGCTTCGTTTTTTATCAAAGCTCGGTCAATAGCTTCGGTTGCACCAGCTTTGGTAAAGGTGGTAAAGCAGATTCGATTTGGTGAAGTTTTACTTAAGCAGTCTGTAAGTAAATCCATCAGGGTTGTTGTTTTGCCAGTTCCTGCGCTTGCTACATAAATTGTATTAGTATTCTGTTTGGTCATCTAATGTTGGCATTGGTATTGTTGGGTCTATGTGGAGAGTGGTTTCGTGTATACGCCAGCACCGCACATTCAATCTTACGGGTTCTTTGATGGTGTGCGTAACAGCATCTGCCTTGAGAACTTGTTTAAGCACTGACAAAACTTTGTTGTCTGGTAGTTCCTTGAATCGTTGCTGGCTCAAGTAATCCTTAAGATCAATCATCCGAAAGTAGAAGCTGTTGTTAAGCTTAATAGGTCCGTTCTTAATATTGTTTGGGTTGTCACTTGCGCTTGCGCAGAACATGGTTACATACTCTACAAGCTGACCAACAGGTGTCATCTCAAACGGTATCTCTATTTGCGTGCAGTTCTTGAGCAATAGGTTTTGCTGATTAACCCAATCTTCTTGTTTGATTGGTGGATATTTAAACAACAACTGCTCCATTACTTTTTGGTTGAACAGGTTAAAGTTGTCAAACTGCTCAGTAGTCAGCTGAATCTCAGTGTCGTCCAGCGTTAAGAACCACAAAGGCGGGTCGCTCTTAAGTTGCATGAGAGACCTGTTGTTGGGAAGGAACTCTTCGCTGCCAATACCATATTTGCGCTGTCCGCACAGTTTGGCGTCGCAATACTTACAGAGGGGTTGGTTGGAGCACTGATACTTGTAGTTTTTTTTACTGTAAGAGTTGATAAGAGCTTCGACTTCTCGATCTTCAAGTGGCTCCGAAAACTTCTTATTGTATTTAGGAAGCAAATGTTTCCAGTCGGTAGGCGCTGCTTTTTTTAGGTAGACAGCGACATTAGCCAAAGTAACATTACGGGACTCGCTATGCTGCGTACGGTTTTGAAAGATATAGTTGAGGCACGGGGGTCCTTCTGGTAGCTCTTCTGTTTCCAACTTTGGAACTTCTAGGCTGTTAAAAGCTTCTTTGCTGAGCTTTTTCTGGTGGGCAAGCTCAAGGAACTGTAATGGGTCTAAAGCATCGCCGTTATCATTAAAGGCGTACTGGAGTGTGGGGTTGCCGCTGTAGGGCATGTTAATCCAGTTACCGTATTTTGAGTCGTCTTTGCGGTTGCTGATTTTTGGTTGCTTGGGGTATATCTCACAAGCTCCTTGTCCGAAGAACGCACTAAACGATTTTAGCTTGTCAATAACAGCGGCTGCAGATACTTCTTCGGAAAAGAACAAATACACATGTGCTCCGCCAGACTTTGATCGGCAAACCACAAAAGGCAGTTTATGTTCTTTTACCTTAGTTACAATATCTTCTATTGTGTTTGTGTCTTGATAGACGTCTACGTCTAGAGCGCCCCAACGAACGCGGTCTTCGTTGACGAGCGGTGTGCATCCAATTATTTTCTCACCTTTTAGGTGTTCTTCCCAAACACTGTTATTTAGTGGGGCTTTGACTAAAAAAGACCTTGAGTCTTGTTTACCATCACGATCTCTGGTTTTGCCAGTCAAGGATGTTTGTCCGTGTACAGATGGATTGCTTACGAATAATTCGTGAAATTTAAAGGCTATGTCGGCTATAGGTATCATTGGACAATAAAGCCCCCACCTCGGCAGTCGGTCAAGGTGGGGGCACTTGTTGGTTACTACTTAGTAGGGGACATCAGAGGAGTCAACCAGTTTTGGTTGGTCTGATTCATTGCTTTGTAGTAGTGGGGTATGAGCCGCATTTTGATACGTCTCAGCAGCAATGGTCAGGATTTCTTCGTCAGCTTCGAAGTCAAGAACACGTGGTTCTTCAAATCCGAAGTTGAAGTAGTCATCGCCATTTTTGCTTGTCTCTAGGACAGAAACAAGCTTCCATGCTTGCGCATAGAGAGGTGGAGCAACATCCATTCCGTCGTAGCGGAATCGGCTAATGTCCGAGGTTAGTTTACGAGATACGCGAAGTTGCGAAGAGGTAAACGGGATAACTGCTTGTTCCCACTGACCGTTGAGCTTAATAAGCACAAACCAGTATGTGGTGAACTTGAGTTCGTTTTCTCCAAGCCATTCGTCATATTGACGATCACGGCCTTTTTCGTATTTAGGGTGGCTAACAATTGTTAGCGGATGGTTGCCTTTGAAACCGCCACCTTTTGAACGGGGAACCCATTCAGTGTAGAGTGACTGTGTATAGCAAGGAATAACTTCTGCAGGTTGTTCAATGATGCTTTGGTTTTTAGCAAAGAACAAATCGCCAGACTTTGAGCCTTCTACGTATTCGTCTTTTTGTGGTTTGAGCTGAGGGCTCAAGTCTTGCAGAATGCGGATAAAGGGCAGGGATGAGCCTGAATCCAGATTCTCTGTTCCTTGTCCTGCTACGGTTGTTATATCGAATGCCATGATTCTTCTTTCTTCTTTCTTTTATCGGGTTATTTTTGCACGTGTTCCTTGGTAGATACCAAAGGCTTCACGTGGTAGAGATTCTGCCAGCTCTGGGTTGTCCAGAGCATCACGACAGAAAGACTTAAGAGTTGCGTGGTGAATGCTGATTTTTGCATCAACAGGCACACTGAACGACTCTTCAATTAAATCTTGTATTTTTTGAGCTACATCATCTTGCCCTCTGTCTAGCGTAATGCTTAGTTGGTTCTTGATGATGCTGTCATTATTGGTGTCACGCAGCCAATCGAACGCAGTTTGTGGGTCTTTGATTCTGGCGTCAACAAAGTCGCTAAGTTGAATCTTGGTGTCGTCGTTCAACTGGATAAGCTTAAGACCAACTTGCCTCATTTGGTCAGGTAGCAACTCTTCTGCAATCTTTTTTCGTTTTTCTTTAAGAATGTTTAAGTTGGCTTCTGCTTCTAGAACATCTTGGTCTAGTTTGTTTAGCGCGTCTCCGAGCTCTTTAATCTCCTGTAGTCGATCAGACGGTACTGAGCTTGTGTCAATTCCTTCAATGGATGCAACAGGGATTAGGTCACTTTCTTCTAATAGTGTATCAGTCATTATTGTTATTATTGTTATTTGGTTTTGTAGCTAGATACCCTATTCTGGAATATCCAGCAATGTCAACCCAGTTATCTCTTTTATTTTTATGCATCTGTCTTGTGATTTTTAAGGCAATCATTGCAAGAGCAACTTGGTTGGGCGTTATATCAGTTTCAAAGATTACAGACCAGAGAGTAGCAATTCTGTTAAGCTCTACTGTGCTGTCTCCGTAATCTTCTAAACGATCTCCTTGGGTGATGTCTAGTGCTTCTTTTAGTATGTCGTATTCTTCGGTTTTCATAATTAGATATTTAACAGCTCGTGATTTATGCAGTCCTCCCACAACGCATCAAGGAGTTCCTCTGCGCTTTTGAACCGATGTCCGTGTTTACGCCACGTGCGAATCTGCTCTGCCAAATCCCATAGGTTGGAGTGCAGGTCGCCAGCTTTTCGGCAGATTTCAAATTCCAACTGTTCGTCGGGTAGGTCAAACTCAAGTCTAGCTTTCATAATAAAAAATGGTATCCAACCATAAGGATCAGGCAACGGCTACGTCGCGCCTGTCCTGTTTGTTATCCAAAGAACTTGTTCCGTAGTAGCTTAGGCTAAGGCAGCTTGAGCCTTCATAGCCAGAGTTGGAGCTTACATAAAAAGAAACATCGCTTATCTCCATTGATATGCCACAAGAATCGCAGTCTGTAACCTTTATCCCTTTTGACTCTAGGGCATTTTTAAGTTTTTCGTATTCATCATTCATATTTTTCCTTTCGTTGCGTTAATAAAAATAGATAACCAGTCAGTCGTCTCAATTCCTTCGTGCCTCAGTCTTGAGACACTTCAGTGTTCTGTAAGTCCTCCTTTATGGCTAAATAATTTGCTAGGCTGTTTCTCATATCTTTGCTTATGTTAAGATGCTCCACTTCGACGCCGCCTTCGACCCACGAGGCGATTGTCACATCTCCATCGCTATGCTCGATGAAAATGGCGTGTTCTCCTGCGTATGTGTCAAGCATAAAGAGTTTAGCTCCATCTAAAAGGTAGAGCGTAATATCACGTTCTAGGATTTTTGGTATTAGTTTTTTCATAGTATTATTATATTAGAGTTCCGTTAGCTTATACTTCTTTCAATCTACCTTAATAACCTTACCACTTTTTTATATATGGCAAGGTATCGTTGCTCTTCTGGTAGGTCGAATTCAAGTCGTGCTTTCATAGTTCTCCCTTCATTGCTTCGTCGATTGTCTCCCTGCTGTCGTGAACCCACTCCAAATCAAGTTCTTTGATTAAGCAGTTCTTGAGCAGCCAATCAAGCCGTTCCTTGTCTTTGCGAAGCTCAAGAACTTCGCTGCTTTGATCCATGAATTTCAACTGAAGTTCGGCTAGTTCGCGCTCAATATCTCGGCACACATCAGCAGGAACAACCTCATCGTATCCAGCGTAATCTTTGATCGTAGTAGCAGCCTTATCTGTTCTAGGTGTATTCATAGTATTAAAAGTGTGAGGGAGCCGACAAAGAATTCCCAGTCCTTATCCTCATTATCAACCTCCGCCGTCGCAGAGGAATTACAAGCTCAACCTAAAACACCAATCTAAGACTTGGTCAGATTCTTAGACTTTTTCGCCAAAGTATGCTTGAATCAGAGGCATGGCAGGTCTACTAAAACGCAGAGGAATTAGAAGCTCAATATTTTTCATGATGTGTTGTCGTATATATGTTGATTTGTCCGACAGGTTATTACCGTCAAGTGATGAAAACAGTATTAAGAGAAAGGGTTATTACCGTAAAGTAATAAAGAAAGTATTAACTGGATGTTTCGCTCGATCTATTACCGTTCGGTAGGAAATGTCACAAGTTGAGTGGGTAATTTGAGACAAATCTGTAGTAGTATTTGTCCCAAAAAAGGGGACGCCCCAGTGGTGATCAACTCCACTGCTCCCTGTATGTACATTTTTCAGGTGAGTAACCATCACTGCATCGTGTGCAGGAGAGGATAGTAGGACAAGGTGTTTTCATTTGTTAACACCATGTTGGTCCAAGGTCAATGTCAGCCACTACTGGGACTTTTAGTTGTATTGCGTTTTCCATGATTTCTTTTAATAAAAGGCTGTCTTTTTCTGAATCAACCATAGCGTTAATTTCATCGTGAACTGGGAGACGCATGTCAAATCCAGCCTCATAAGCATCTACCATAGCTTTTTTTGCTTGGTCGGCTGCGCTGCCCTGAATGAGTCTATTTAGAGCTTTGCTGGTATAGGCTCTTTGTAGGGGTTTATTTGGGTATTTTCCTTTAGCTGGTCCATATCCTTTTACTGCTGGGTCTTCAAAGCTTGGTGTCCAGAAGTCAAAACGAGCTTTTCGGCCGAGTATAGTTTTGATGTAGCCACGAGTGCTTGCGACATTCATTGCATTGTCAAACAGCACTTTTAAGAAAGGAGCTTCGCTGTTGAACTTGAGCATTGTTTCTTTGCACACTTCTTCGGACACACCTAAAGTGGACGCCATTTTTTTCATACCCATTCCGTAACTGATACCTAAGCATAGCATTTTACATGTGTCGTAAGGCAAGCCTGTTGTTTTCTCAAAGAATGTGTACAGTTTTTCACCTTTTTTAAATGCTTCTAGGGCGTCAGTTGCTTTTGGAAGTGGTTTACCAAACTCACCTATAAGAGCGTAATGAACTTGTAGTCTGGGCTCTTGTGAACTGTAATCTGCTTTGCACCAGAGTTTGTCGGTTTCGGCAATATATAGCGACCTGATTGCTTTTCCAATATCACTTCGCTTAGGGACTTGTTGCATGTTTGGGTTGGCTGAAGATAGCCGCCCTGAACGAGTCCCACCAGAGTCTGATGCAACTTGTTTGAAGTCTGCGTGTATTCTTCCTTTATAACTTTGGTTGAGAATGATATCTTCAACAAAGACTTTTCTGAGTCTGTTAATGCTTCGTGCTTCATGGATTAGTTTTACTTCGGGGTGGTCACAATTTGTTAAGAAGTCTTTAGATACGGAAGGATTTCCTTTTTCTGTTTTTGGTACAATAAGCCCTAGTCCTTCTACATGTTTTGCTAACTGGGCGGGCGACCATATATCTAACTTTGAGAAGTGTTTCTTTAAGCTGTCTTCTTTTGCTTTTAGCTGGTCGTTTAGTTTTTCTGCTTGATCAAGATTTACGGGTACACCTTTTAGAGTCATGTGCATTAGAACAGGTGTGAGCTTACACTCCAGTTCCCATACATTCCACAAACCTTGCTCAATTAGTACTGGCTTCTGGTGTTGATACACGTCCCAAGTGTTTCGTGCATCCATCTCAGCATATTCACCTACGAAGCGGGCTGGTAGTTTCCACATACCGCCTTTGGGGTCTACTCCGTAAGCTTCTGCAGCTTTGTTTAGGTTTTCTTCAAACTTGGTGCGTTTGAGGTATTTCTTAGACAAGTTATTTAGGCTGTAAGAAAACTGTTCTTCGTCGATCAAAGCTTCTGCAATCTGCACGTCTCTTACTGGGCAAGTAATTTTTATACCCATAACAGAAAGCCAGCCCAAATCATAGGCTGCGTTAGCAAAAAGTATTTCTTTGCTTTTTGAAATTACATTTTGAACGTAATTGCAGATTAGATTCTTGTCTAGGTTGTCGCCGCCTTGGTGGTCTATCGGCAAATAAACTTCTTGATGTTCGTCTGCTATTGCAAATCCAACTACTTTGCCTTGTCCTCGTTTATACGATGGTCCGTACTTTTTTAAGTCAGGGTCATAAGTTTCTAGGTCGACTGCAATTACATCGCCAAAGCTTGGTAACTGAGCTGGTGGCCGCCAACTACATTTTGGTTGCATTACAGGGGGAAGATCGTGAGCTGGTTTTTCACTGCGAGGTATATCAAAGAGATCTTGTTGCATTATCGTATAGTTGGTTTTTAACTTTGTTCCAGTGTCTTATTGTTGTTGGCTTTTTCCACCCGTTTGGTCCACCGTTGTGTATTCTTACAATGTCTTCAATTGTGGGTTCTCTACCTAATCGTTTGTGAGTCGCATAATGATCTGTGTATATCATAAACATCTCAATTGATTTATCCCTACAAAACGCATCTTCGTGTATGTACTCTTTACGTCCTAGTATGCGGTTAACGTCGTCTACATAGGTTTTGTGTATTTGTAGACATCCGTAAGCTTGTCCCTTATCTCCAATAGCTAAGTCGTTGTTATTACTTTCGACTTGGATTAGAGCGATAATCAGGGACATTATGGTCATTGTTTGCATTTTTTGTCAATTGCTCTGTTAACTGCGAGCCAAGGTTTTTGTCGCATTTCTAGGTTAATTTCGGATTCACTTTTGACACGAAGAAGTCCATTATCAAAGCCCCATTTCACTGCTTTTCTGTATTCACTGTAAGGGTCTTGCTTTAAGAGTCGCTTCATTCCTTGGTGAACGATGTCTAGTGTTTCAACAAAAGAGTTGGTCTCTCCTGATGCTGTTAGTTCTGGTGTTGCGCTGACGTATGTTGGTGTTTCCATATATTTGTTTTTATTGGTTGTTAGTAAATTGGCTGATTAGCTACTTCCATAACTAATCAGTTATCTAGGATGGACGGCTGCTGCATACTCCATTGGGTGATTCAAGTGTCGCCTAGTCTGTGCAGTTTTTCATCTGATGCGCAGAGTTTCAGGTTTTGCGTGGTGGACTTGGATAGCGTCAAACTGACCATAAGGTCTCAATGACGGTTTAAGTGGACCGTTTGCAAAGTTATACGTTGATGTAGTTGATAAAATCAACAAATCCATTTTTGTCTAAAGTAAATGTTATTTCGTTATCACAAACAACGCCTTCTTCTGTGATAGAGTTCGTGTCAAACTTGAGCATTACAAATCTCTTGGTCTTTGGATAGGCTGCGAGTGTGATGCAGATGTTGTTTGATTTTTCAAGAACAGTGTTTGCTTTAATTTGGAAGGCAGCTTGTTCTGGGCGTATTTTCCTAGTTTCAAACTTACTCTCGATAAAAAGAACTTTGTCTTGAAGTATAACCAGAATATCTGGAACACCGTTAGATGTAGTATTTTCGATGCGTTGTACAAGCACTTTGTTACTAAAGACATCAGAAAACATCCTCCTTATCCATTGATTGAATTTCTGTTCCGTCTGCATTATGTCCACAATAGCTGTATTGCTTGAGCAGAAATTTAAGGTCTTCGATGGTGCTGTCAAGTCCATTTGATGAAGAAGATTCTCGTAAAAACTTTTTAGTGAGTTCCATAGCTTTTTTACCTTTTTTTGTTTTAAGGAATTTTTTGTGCCCATACATGTCGAAAAGGTCTTTTGCGAGGTCTTCTGGTTCTTTTGTTGAAGTATATAGTTGGTAGCTGCTTGTATGATCGTTGATGTGATCATAATAGTTATTAAGCATTGTTTCATATTCGTGATCTTCGAAAACTAAGTTGATAAGTTCTTCTGCTTCATCTAAATCTAAAACTTCTTCTTTTTTTTTAAACGACATATCTTCTTCGTCATTCAAATAAGAGTATGGTTTGTTATATGAAAAACCTAATTGACCCTGATATCTTTGTGAGTTTAGCAGGGTTTGTTGTTTTTCTACATTGTCCATTTGGAAAACTGTGTCTTTATAGTTTTCTGGCAAAGTGATAATGTCTTTTTTGTGAAGATATGTTCGAATATCTAGCTTAACATTGTTTGGAATGTTTGCTGTCTTTTTGAACGGATCTTCTGCCATTTCAATGTAGGTTTCGGCTGGAATTTCTGCATGACAACCACCGATAGTGATACGACAGTGTAGATCAAAATCATTAGTTTTGTTCATGTTGCCAACTGTGAAGTGGATACCTTCTCGGTTTACTTCGTCAGCTTCGTCAGTCCCTGATTGAAACGCAGATGTACTGCAGTGATGATGAACAGTGCCAAACATGGTGTCTGGGTAGCGTTTACGCTGTAATTGATACTCTGGGTTGTTTTGGTTTGATCGAACGGTCATACCGCTTGTTGTTTGCGGTGGAATCCACCAAGACCAAGGATTGTTGGATTTTTCGTCATAAAACAAATAAACAAGTGTTTCTGACTTAAACTTTTCGTATGACTGCTTCATAAAGCTTAAGATTTCTTTCCACACTCTACGTGGAATCTTTTTGCCCTTGAATACAGGGATTAACTCATCAGACGAACGTGCTTCTAGCTCTTGGTATGTAGTAAAAAGATGGTTGTCTATTTCGTTATACAATTTGTTGCCGTGAATTATAGTGCTCATACTGCTTTTTTCTCCATTTTGGTTAGGTCATCAATTGTAATTGTTTGCATACGGGAAAACGTGCTTTGAAACTCGATGGGCATGTATCGAAGCATTTCCATGTCTACAGGTATGCCGTGCCAAGACCAAAGCAGGTAGTTTGCAAAGCTTGCAGCTACTTGGTTTGCAATAGCAAGCTGAGGATCTGATTCAAGCGCATCACCTTGACAGCTGATTGGGCTGCCCGATTTGTCTATTGCAATCTCAGGATAACGAGCAATTGGATCAATCATTGGGTATGCGTGCTCTAGCTCGGGTGAGTAGTAGAACGCCTGACTGGTGTGATATTCGTTAGCACACACAACAACGGGTTTGTTGTACAGCTTAGCTGCCTCAAGGACTGCTTTTCTGGCTGGGTGGTTGTCTACTGCGCAGATGTAAACGTCAGCATTGGCGAACACAAGCTTGTATTCTGTGTTAAGCATGTCTTCGCTGAAGTATTCTCGGATAGCGAGACCTTCGTTTTTGCGAAAGTTATACTGTTTGAGAAGAGCCACTGCTTTGTATTGGCCGACAGCGTTATTGCGGAACAACTGGCGATCTAAGTTGTGCGTTTCTAGTATGTCCCCGTCAACGATTGTTGCTGTGAGATTGAAGCTATTTTTAAGAGCAGGTAGCATGTAACTGGTTACGCCGCCTGCGCCGATGATTACTGCATTTAGTGTTGGTTTCATAGTCTTCTTAGTTTTTGGTACAGAGATTGTCCGAGTTTTTCTTTTGGTTTGTGGTATGACTTTATATAGCGAAGGATTGCACCTCGTTTGCGGCCACAATCTTCGTATTCTTTTGCCAGTATGCGAAAAAGCACACGAACTTCATCTACACTTAGTCCGTGTTAGATGGGTTGTGTGTCGTCTTCGTATGTTTTTTGTCTTTGATTGGATGCGCTTATGTTGCTTTCTTCATTTATTGATGTATTACCAAGAGGTGGAGTTCTGTGGTAGGTGGGCGCAACTACATGCAATCGACTTAGTGCTTCGGTTATTGTTGATTCAGCCATGATGTAAACTCCATAATTGATTCATTGTTGATTTGTTGAAAAAACCCTTTGTCAGAGCTTGTTACACCGTTTTCTAAAGTTCTTACAGAACTACCGTCTCTGTTGAACTTTAGGTAATTTCTTTCGTTATCTAGTTCT